CACGACTGGCAGCAGATAGCCGCCGGTGCTCGAATCAAATGCCATCGCCGCCACCATTCAAGGGTTTGAGGTCACAGTGGGCACAGATGAAACCCGCGCCATAGCGCGTATAGTCATCGACTGTTGCGACGATGTAGTCGCGCCCGTTCCAGGTCAGCAGGTCGGCCATCCGCCCTTCGCCCCCGGAGGTCAGCGGCGTCCGCGTATGCACCAGAATGGAGCCGCTGATGCGCTGTCCTTCGGCAAGCAAGTCACGGTTGCGGCCCCGGTCGCTTGTCACGACGCCGGAGATGTTTCTGCGTACCGGGGTGCTTACCGTTCTGCCGTGGCTGTCGAGGGTGACGGTCTCCTGGGTGAGCAGCAGCGTGTCCGTAAAATCCGGATCGTCCAGGACGTCGGAGAGGTCGAGAAAAGGCATGGCGTTATTTCTTTTTGCGAATGACGGCGCGGATGGCTTTTTTCAATTCCCCGGTGTTGATCAACGGCTTGATGTTGGCCATTGCTTGCGCTTTTGCCGGGGTCATCACCGCGTCGCCTTCGGCCAGTAGTTTCAGGTAGCGCTGCTCGGATTTGCGGCGGCTCTTGGTGTCGCGCTGGTACATGCGTGAGCGTATGGTGGCGGGCGACAACGGCACGAAAGGGCCTTCTTCCAGCTTGGCGCGCACCGACACGACGGCGGCTTCTCCGGCAGACGTAAGCGCTTTTTCCACTTCACCGCCCCTGCCTGCCAGCGCCGCCTCGGCCGCTCGGCGCAGCGCTTTGGCTACCGGCGCTTTGGCCTTCTGCACGCCCGGCACCAGGAATGGACGCGCCGGGATGTTGTTGACCGGCGAGCCGAACTCCTGGATATAGCCGATTTGCGCATTGTTGATCGTCGCTTCATCGCCGCGCTCGGCGGTGGCCTGGGGTATGCCGATCAGTACCTGCGAGGCTGCCAGCGTATGCACGGAGTCGAGCACTTCGGGCATCCGGTCTTTGCGGATGTTGACGCCGCTTTTTTTCACAGCTGGATACCACCGGCCCCCATCATGCGCGCCCACCACAGGAACTGAATGCCGTACACGCTCATGTTCCAGAATGCGCCCTGATCAAGGGTGACGGCGCCGGTGTCGTAGCTGGCGCTGACTTTGTCCACGGCCTTGGCGGTCGCCGGGCCGCTCACGGCTCCCGGCGCGCCTCCCTTGGCCGCGGTCTCGGTCTGGCGTGCGCTCACTACCAGATGATGCGCGGCATAAAGCTCAACACCGCGTTCATGCAGGGATCCCCAGCGCTGTTCCGAAAGTTGACTATCCGCCAGGCTCAGCCAGAAGGCCACTTGAGCATCGGGATAGCGCGCTGTCTCCGCAAACTCGGGGAAGTCCTGGCGGAACTGGGCGGCGGTCACGGCCATGTTCAGCTCTTTTTCGCGGGTTTCGCAGGCGGCGCAGATTCCGCCTGTATCTCCTGCGGAATCTCCGCCGAATGCGCCCGGGTGTACCAGTGCCCGGCCACCTCGGCCTCCAAACGCTGGATACCGGCCTTGATGTGCTGAATCGTGCGCTCGCCATCGCGCACCAGGGTGAGGGTAAAGTCTTTGACGATGTTAACGAGTGTGCTTGCCATGGCTTATATCCCGTCCGCGTAGCCTGCTGTTTCTGGATAGACCCACTCCACCACGCCAAGACGCCCGTAGTAGGTGGTCAGCTGGGTGATGCCGCGATACTCCAACGGGGTGCGCTGTAGCGGCACCAGGGGAAAGCGTACGCGGTCTTCTTCCTGGGTGTAGGCCATCATGCGGTCACTGCCACCGGCGCCACGGCCTACCATCCATTTGCAGGGCTGGATATCCAGGGGCCGTCCGTTGATGGAGTTAGTTAGGGAGTTATCTTTTAAATACTGGAGTATGGCGATATTGCCCGCCGAGCTGACTTTACGGCTGGTCAGCATGGAGAATTTCTCCGGCGGTAGCAGTAATTTGCCCGGCACGATGGCATAACCGGCAGCGGCCCAGACATGATTGAGCAGGCCGTTGACGTCGGCAAGGATTTCATCCTCGGTTTTCGTGGCCCAGCCCGGCGTGCCGCTGGCACCGTTCACTACATTTGTAGCGGTAACCAACGGCGAGTTGGCCAGGCCGAAAACGCCTAGCTGGCCGTCGCCAATATAGGCTTGCTCGTCCACATCCATGTTGTATTTAATCATCATGCCAGAATATTTTTGCTGATCGACGGGGCGTCCCAGCTTTTGCGCCGAGGCCAGTTCTGGCAGCGTCCAACCTAATTCCATGCCCCACAGGGTGAGGGGGTAGGCGGTCTTGCCGATATCCAGCGCGATACCTTGAATGGCCGTCGCATCTTTGCCGATCCAGCTTTTACCATTTGGCGATGCGCCGCCCGCGGCGGCAAAGGTCGAGTTGGTGAAGCTCGATAACTCGTCAGCAATGGACACATCAGAGCGCAGGTCAATATCGCGGGACCAGCTGACCGAGACCAGCGGCTCATGCAGCCGCTGATCCAGACGCTCCAGCTCGCCTATCAGAAAAGCGCCCGCACTGTCGATGGTCTGACGGTCAAAGGTCATCATGTTGTGGTCACGGGTATAAACACGCTTTATGCAGCGTGGCAGGGTTGCTTCTTTCATGGTGATCTCCGTAGCGCACCCAAAAAAAAACCGCCTCGTGGGCGGCCTTGATGCGTGGTTGTCTGGGGGTGGTTAAATATTGAATGCAATCTCAATGTTGCCGTTCGCGTCACCGGCATTGGTAAAGATGCTGCCGGTTACCGCGATGGTGTTGGTGCCGTCCGCCGCGGCCTCGATCCCGCCGATGGGTTTGTCCGCCGTGGCATCAGCGACGCGGACGTACACTTGACCGCCATTGGCGGCTGCGCCTGCATGGTTCTTGACGGTCATGTAGCCGCGGCGCAGTACATTGGCGATGCCCTTGGGGTGCGGGATGGCTTCGCCTAACGGCTCCTGCGCTCCCTGGGTGGGATACGGACGCACCAGCAGGCCATAGACCACGTCGGCAGTATCACCTTGGCGCAACGGCACGAATTTCCCGCCCGAAAGTTTGCCGAACACTCCATAGGACGCAAAGGGGTTAGCCGCGTCGAGCAGCTGAGATTCAATCGTCGAATCCAGTTTCCGGCTCACGTCGCCGGGAATGCCTGACGGCATGCGGTATAAAAAAACGTTGGACATGATCATGTTCTCCTTGCTATCAATGAGAGGGACCCGCGCGCTGGGCCCAGAATGCGCGGTGTTTGGCGTTCAGCGTGGCCACATCCACGGTTTTACCGAAACCGCCCCCGGTGATGCCCGGACGGGTGGCGGCGTCATTGTTACGGGCTTTCAACATATTTGCCGCGCCGATAAAGGCGGCATGTACCAGCGCCGCGGGTAGTTTCTGGAAGTTTGGCGTACGCGTGCCCAGGAACGGGGTAATGAGTTCGCGTCCGGCATCGGTTTTGTAAGCGGTGTCCAGCGCTTTACGCTGGCACTGGCATAACGCCGCGGCGCGTTGCGCGTCGGTGGTTTTGCCATCGAAGGTCGGTAGCCTGACCCCCGGTGCCAGTATTTCCGCCAGCGCCACAATCTTCTCAGCGGTATCGCCCGTGTACAGGGTGATACCGCTCTGGTCTAGCTTTGCGGCGGTTTCCGGCTCGGTGAGGTCGCCGTCGTCGGCGGTCTCGCCGTCATCCTCGTCATCGTCATCGTCATCGCCCTTTTCATCCTTGGCTTGCATATCCTTTTTGATTTCGGCCATCTCGGCATCCAGGGCAGTCAGACGGTCCAGTATTTTATGCAGGGTATCTTCGGTCTTTTTGTCCGGGTTATCGTTTTCTTCGCTCTCATCGTCCTCCACCTCCTTGGCGATCTTTTCCACCTCATCGGCATCTTCCGCCTTGAAAGCGCGCATGAGTTTATCGAGAACCCTCTTCTTTTTATTCATCGTCATAGCTTCGTCTCCAATGGCACAGCGCGGGCCACAGCGGCCACGCTTCACCAGCGCCACATGATTTCCAAGAATGTTGTGCTGCACCGCGTATCCCGGTATTTCTTGCGCGTATTCGGCTTCATAGCCGTTACTCACTTCCTCAATGCCATCCTCCTGTACCGCCTTGATGGCCGCGGCATCGGTGATGAGCAGATCCGCCAGCATCAGATCGTCTTCCATGCCTTCGCCGCGGCGCACATGGGCCATGGTCCCCACCTGATACTGGCGGATGTTCTCGGGGCTCATAAACTGGTCAGGATGCTCCAGCGTTATCGGCTTGCCCTCGAAGCTAGCGAGGGTTTCCTCCCGAAATAGCTCTTCCGGGCCGCGGCTGACCCGGATAATGCCGTCCTGATCCCCTTTGATCGGCCCGCCGCCGTCACCGAAGATTTCACCCTCGGCATAAAGCATCTCGCCGGTACGCGCCACCGGGACGGCTTCGCACAAGAGATAGCCTTCCGGCGTGAGTGAACGCTTCGGGCCTAGCCTGGATACGGTGTAGTATCTGGAAAGCCCGCTGCGGGCCAGATCGGTAGTAAGACATGCCATCGTGGTTATTCCGGTAAGATCGGTTCGGGGTAGCAGCAGCAGTTCCAGACTTGCCCCGGATGGTGATGCATGATCCGCGCGTGCTTGCCCGTGCCTTCGTTGACCGCCGGAGGATGTGCCCATTCACACACGTTGCCGCTCATGGCCCGGTGGCCTGGGCGTACATCGCCATCGCCCGACGTGCGCCAGATGTAGTGGGTGCTGCCGATATGCTGCGCCCGCGTCTGGGTTAATACGGTCGCCGTGCGCGCCACTTCGGTGCGCGCAATCAGCGTGGCCCGGCTTGCGCTTACCTGGCCGGACTGCCGTATCTGCGCCGCGATCTCCTTGGACCGCACACTGTTTTCGAGTCCCTGTAGCGTCAAGGCATGCACCCTCTGTCCGGCCTCCCGTGGCAGCGAGGTAATCCGTTCAACCTGCTGCCGCAGCAAGGCCCGCATCGCCTCGCCGGTCGGCGCGCTATGCAATTCTTGACGCAGCGCCAGCCCCATCGCCTGTGCATGCTCGGCCCACATGCGCGCATCTCGCGTATCCACTTCCGCCTGCATGCGCTGTACAACGGCCTGCGCCCATGGCGTTATCGTCTGCGCATAGCGATCCAGCATGGCTTGCAGGGCGGGCAATTCTTCCGGGCGTTGCAGCGGATCGAATACCTCTATCAACTGCCCGATCTGTCCCGCCACTTTGCGTAGCTGCGCGGCAAACTGGGATTCAGTCCGCCTCGTTCTTGGCGGATGACGCAAGCGCCGCCTGCGATCCTGCGTCATCAGGCGCGGGAAGGCTGGCTTCGGGATCGGCATCGGATAAATCCTCTGAGGAAGATGGCAGCTCGGGGTCCGCCGCCGCAATCAGGTCTTCGGTGATATTCGACCATTGCCCGGTGACCTCTCCGGACTGGCGCAACTCTTTAAGCGCCACTTGCTGCGAGATCACGCCCATGTCATAGGCTTCCAGCACGGTGGCTGTGCTCTTTTGCCCGATGTCGGCGCGTTCCAGCTCCGAAAGCTGCAGCAGATGCCGGAATTGAAAGTTATAGTCCTGGGGCATCGCCACTCCCAGCACGGAAGGAAACAACACCGACATCAACCGGGTCAGCGGCGAACTCAAACGCCGCTCTTGCTGCTGCTTGATATTGTCGTAATAGATCTTCAAATCCGATTCGCCAGTGGCGTTCATGCCACTTGGCGATTGCCCGAAC